TATCGTTTTTTGGAACTACTCCAACCAGCCACTGGCGCAGCCCAGCCCATACTTCATCTAGCTCTTCGGCTTCCAGTGGCACGAATGTAAATTCGCTGACTCTCATCGTTCCGTACCTCTTAGATCCTTGATCTTCCTCGAGAACTTGCGCTGATCCTCGCTGATTATGCTGCGATGTAGTCTCTTGATCAGATCCTGCGCATCTTCTTCGCTGTAACTCTCACGAATCAGCTGCACCAGGTTGATAGCACTGGCAATGATGTGGCTAGCACGGCTTTCTATAACCGTGTGTTTGCTCTTGGCAGGGACGAACCTATCAAGTTCGTCAATGAAGCTGTTGATCTTGTCTGCCATGCTGACCCTCTGTAAACGCCGATTATTTAGCGATGTCACAGTAACAGATAAATACCATTTAGCACATGCAAGGAAAGAACCATGAACATTACCCTAGACTCAGATGCCATGCGCGAGCTGATGAGACGCCTTGCTGTGGTCAATGAAGCTGACGACAATCCCAGCATATTGAATAACGAACCTCAGACAGACAACGCTGTGCCCGATGATGGCAACAGCGAAGCCATGCCAGCTGAACCAGAAACAGGCAGCGAGGATCAAACCAAAGATGATAGCGAGATCACTGACGTGATGACTGAACCACGCAGCGATAAATCTGCGAAATTCAGCGTGGGTAGCCTAGCAGGTGATCTTGGCATACAAAACACAGAACTATTCAAAGCTGCTTTCAATCAGCTGCGCAGCGGAACCGAGCCAACTGATCAAGATCAGATCAAAGAGCTGGCTGCAGCATTTACCAAGTTAATGAGCACAGACACCAGCACTGCTCAGAAAGTTGTGAACCGCCTGCGCTCTATCTACAATCGCCCTGTGAAAGCTAGCGCCTAATAAGGCTGGTCAAGCTGCTGAGCTGTCCTAGGCTCTTGCTGACATCTACCTGAGGTCTTGCAGCACCAGGAGTGTCTGTCATGCCCTTGGGCGGAGGATTTAGATTCTTCCTGCGCAGATCATTGAACACGTCAGCACCAGCTCCGCCGCCACCCTGCAGCATGTTCTGCTGTTCCTCATCTAAGTCAAAAATCTTCAGCGTGTTCTGATCAAAGCCCAGATAGACTTTGCTGCCAACACCGCTAGAACTGCGTGTTTTTAGAAACTGTATCTGATACTGTCCGCGCTCTTTCATTGCCGCGCTGGCAAAGATGGATATCACGTTATCAGCTGTCTGGATCTTGGAGATACCACCACTGATCATGCTGTGATCATGTTCCTGTTCCTGCGTGGCACTTCTGTTCAACTGACTGGCTGTCACACAGACCATGTTGCGTTCAACCGCAAGTCCACGAAGTTCTTCAGTGACAAACTTGTCCTTGATGAACAGGTCACTGGGATTGATCTTCTTGTTGTTGGGATAGAGCAGATCCAAGTAATCCACTACGATCACGTCACAGCGTTTCTGCGTTTCAATCTCATAGTTCTTGAGATAGGCTTTGATATCGTTCACAGTGCTACCCTGTGGTAGCTGTCGTACATGTAACAGCCCACTCTTGCGCTGTGCTGCTTTGACCTTGAGCTCAACCGTGTCTAGATTGCGGAAGATCTCTTTGCTACCAACCTCAGTGAGCATGCTATCCATGCGCATGGATGTGAGCTCTTCACTAAGTTCTAGCGTGATGTATACCACGTTCAGACCCTGCTTGACCATGTTCAAGCTCATGTTCTGCAGGAACAAGCTCTTGCCCACACCAGAACCTGCGCACCAGATGGTTATCTCACCTCTGTTGATGCCACCATACAGCTTGTCATCCACAGTCTTCCAACCAGTGGTACACTGCCCATTCTTGTCCTTGATCTTCAGCAATCTGGCGCGCGGATCTTCAAAGTAGTTGGTACCGAGATCGCTCTGCAGGCTGACCAATATGGCTTCCCTGACCAGCTTCTCTACTTCGCCATAGTTGCCCTTGTCTATGAGATCAGCACTGCTCAGCACCGCGTCTGCCAGTGCTCTGTTCTTGCAGAACCCTTCAATCTCATCCAAGAACGCATCCTGATGTCCAGGACTGATGTCACCTATGTGTGCGAAATCCAGCCCAGTCTCGGCATTGACCTGTTCTATCTTAGGAAGCACACGATATTCTTCTGCGTGCTTGACCATGTAGCGCACAGCTGGTCGCAGCTTGTTAATGAAGTACTTGGGATTGACGATGTTCACACAGCGCGTGAAGATGTCTTCGCTGCTTAACAGCACGTTGATCAGCAGCTTCTGCTTGTCTTCGTTGTAGTCAGTGACAGTCTCTTGCTCTTCGTTACCAAATCTATCAGCCATTTATATCCATCCTCACGATGTCATCTTCCGCACAGTCAGTTCCATACTGTATCTCTATCATGCGCAGTTCTTGGTCACTGGTATTGCAGAGCTGATGCCAAGATTCTCTGTGTATCCACAAGTGTTGATGTCTACCAAAAACCCCAACTAGTTCTGAGTTGTTGCTGTCATTTAAGCTGTACACAGTGGCTTGCCCATGAGACACGAACCAAAGCTCAGATCGCAGAGCATGTTTCTGCATGCTCAGTCGCTTGCCAGGTTCCACTACTAGTTCCTTGAGCTTGACCCCACAACCGTCAGTGTGCAGAACCGTGTAATGTCCCCATGTTCTGTCAACCCTCATCTAAACATCTTCCTCTTGGTACCAATCTGCAGTGCGCTCTGCGTCTTGCTGTCTATTATTGTACGCAGGGTAAACAGTTTTCCATAGCGGCAACTGGCATCTGCTGCGTCTTTTATGTCGTCTTCCCAGTCAGGAAAGCTCACGCTCCAACCCTGGTCAAGAGCCACGTCTATCAGACCTTGGTTATTCTTCTGCCTGTCTGGTACCACTATGATCTCACGGTCTGTGCTGTTGAGCCAGCTTAGCTGCTGCTTGCTGAGCTTGCTGCCCAGTGCTGCCACACCATCTACAGCAATAGCATCAAATGGTCCCTCAACTAGTATGATGTATTTACGAGTGCCTTTGGTTATGGCATCACAGTTGAAAAGATAGCCAGTCTGTAGATCGCTGTTGTAATATCTAGGTGTCCCACTGGGAGGTGTGCCAGCATATCTGGCAGTCCAACCCACTATCTTGTCACGATAGTAGAAAGGTATGATGATGCGCTGATCCAAGTTCCACTTGGTACTGGGCGTCCAATGATAGTCCCAGCCCTCACCAACTGCTGTGCCTCTGCTGATCAGATACTCCACGCAGACACCAAACTCTGCGCTGAGGTCATCATCTTCCATGATTGTTTGGATGGGCCTTGCGTTTTCTGGCAGTGACACTTCCTTGAAGTCATGCAGGAAGTTTAGCTCGTTGTGATCATTCACGGTAGTCACACCGTTGAGCTTGTTCTGCAGGACTTCCAGCTTGACCTTACGTATGTCCTCGCTGGGCATGCCCATCCAGTCCATGAGGTTCTCAAAATTCCTGCTGATGTTGACGTTGTCAAACACAGTCTTGAAACCACAGTTGTAGCAGTTATAGGCTATGTGTCCGTCTGGTAGTATCAGCATGTTACCACGCATGCGCGTGTCGTGCTTATGTCCGCGATGGCTGCAGCAAGGTGCGTTGAACATCAACCAGCCGCGCGGACTGGTCTTGCGCTTCTGTGGTAGGTTTTCAGCTACTAATTGATGCATCAGGGCCATGCCTGATTATAGCATCAGTGTCAGTTCTTGTATAGCACTGATATGAATTGGCCATCATTGACCACCAGTTGTGCTACCTCATCTAGGGTGATAGGATAATATTCACCGCTGCTGCCAACCAAACCACTCCAGATTGGTATGTAACCAAAGCGCACCCAGTAGGCATTGAGGTTAAAATTGAACAAGGTTGGTCCCGGACCTTGGTTGTTTGAGCTATCAAAGGTGTACATGGGATCTGGCCCAGGTTGTAGCGGCACGAAGAACCATTCACTGGGCATTGGATTGCTGTTGGTGAGGCTGGCCTGTATCCAGAACTTGCCAAGGAAGCGGCTCTGATACACAGCTACCGTGTGCATGCCATTGGCACGCTGTGTCTGAGCATCGCCGGGAAAGCTACCAGTGACGAACATGATGTCATTGTTGTTGCCTATGGGAGTCTGCGTAAACTGTGCCGCTGTGATCTCAGTGGCTGGGATCATGGTGCTAAGCACACCATCGATCAGCTCAAAGCTGCCGATGCCGCTTTGGTTCACGTCAGTGTAAAATACCTGACTGATGCCATTGATGTCAGTGTTCTGTATGGTGTAGTTATAGTAGCCAGCATCTAGATCCTGTGTCTCGCCGGGGTCCAATGTCAGTCGTGCCTTGCCCTGTATGGCCACCGTGATTTCCACAGATTTGGTCAAGACCACTTCGCCTGTGAGCTGGTTCTGTATGGTAGCCGTCATGGTGATTCCAACCAAGTTGATTGGCCGGCGCTCGTTGTTGCGCACCACGAAATCTATGTTGTTGGTCACACCTTTATAGAGCTTGGTATCATAGATTGTCATTGGCCAGTTCACCAGTTGTGGGTTGTCTTGGAACTGCAGTAGCTGCACGTATTCCTTGAAGCTGTAGAGAAATACAGTAGGCATCTGTTCCTATCATTTTGTTCCATCAACACTTGGTATATTTATAAATACCCCCACACGCAAATAGGAACGTTATGTCAGATACCAAACAGGTGCTACAGGAAAAATTCCCGTTCCTCACTGTTATCAGCCATCTAGACAGGGAATATCTTGGCATAGTTCAGCACGCAGACAACGCATTCGTGCATCTCTACGTGATGGACAACACCTTCAACGATCCCATGAAGCGAGAGTTCCTAGATTGCGGTGAGATATGGTGGTGGGAAAGCAACCGCCAGATACCAATCAACATGTTTATTAAGGACAGGTTCGCC